TGATCGGTAGCACAGAGGACTTTGCCGTCACCGTAGGTCGGACCACCAGTGAATGCACCGTTCAGGATGGCCGCAGCCTTGACCTGTTTGGTGTACGCCATAGCGCGGGCCAGAGCCTTGGTGTAGCGAGCCGACAGCGAGTCGTACAGGTTGTCCTCAATCGCCTCTTCAGTGATCGAGAAGCCCATAGCGATGGTCTCGTGCGTATAGCGGGCCGTCCACGCTTCCTGACCGGAATCGTACTGGATAGCCGAACCTTCCGCCTTGACCGGCGCAGCGGAGAAGCCAGAGAGCTTGGTCTCCTCTTCGAAGCTACGCTCCGAAGTCTCGACTTCATAGATCTCTTTATGCTCTTCGCCGTAACGGGCGTACTCAAGACCGAACAGGGCGTTCAGTCCGGGAAGCAGCTCTTTAAGAAGCTGTGCGCGGGAAATTGCCATGATCTACTCCTTAGACACCAGTGGTGCTGTTGTACTGGTGGGTGTTGATCTTCACCAGCAGTTCGACGTACGAATCAGCACCGGTCTTGGTATCCGCCACAACATCAATGACGCGCACCGGGAGGGTGTTGGTCGTGTTGGTGCTGGTGGAGAGGACCGCGATAGCCGAGTCACCCGTGGTCGTGGAACCCGTGTTCTGCACAAGAGCCATATTCGAACCAACCACATCGCGGCTCACACCAGCGACAACGGTCGTGCCCGAAACAACGGCAACTTTGTACAGCGCATTGGGGTCATCAACGACGTAGGCAATCGCCGACGAAGCCGAAGCCGGGTAGTACTGCGACTGAACCGTCTGGCCCAGCGAGTTGACGTACTGACAACCGACAAGAACACCACACGGCGTAGCCGCGTTAGTCGAAGTATCCGCAACAATGTAGCCGTTGCTGATCTTCACCGTGTCGCCATTCAGGATGGCGGTGGCGTAGCCCGAAGCAATCGGGATCTGCCGAGTCGCACCAGCGTAAGGCATTCCGTCAACACGATTGACGGGTTTGAGGCCATACGGGGCGCTAACAGTGGGGTATGCCATTGCTAACTCCTAGATTTAATTACCGCGTCCGAACGACGAAACCTTGGTCCGCTTGTCAGAGAAGAGCGGCATACGAGGGTCGTTCTCGCGCATGAAGGTGTTATCGACCGAGTGCATCTGGTTTTGCGCTTGTTCCCGATAATAGGAATCACGCTGCTCGGCCATTTCCTGCGGAATCTTGCAAAGGAGGAGACCACCAATCTCAACGCAGTCCGGGAACCGCGAGTCGGTAGACGCCATCAATTGAAGTTCCGGATGCTGTGACGCCTTGACCGGCTCCCAGCCTTCCCGAAGTTTGGAGGAAATGTTAGAAGCATCAGCCTTGTTAAGCGTACTGGTGCGTACCCAACGGTAGACGTACCCCGGTTCAGGGGTCGGTTCCGGAAGCAGTTGGGGCGGCGTCCAACGCTTTTTCGGACGCTCCGCGCGTTCACGCGAATCGAGTTCGCGGGGCATACGAGTGTTTTCGGCCATGATTATTTCCTCATCTCTTCAGCAACTTTCTTAGCGTAGAGTTCCAGAGGAACCCCCAGCTTTTTGGCTAGTGCCACCTGCGTCTTTGTCAGCACGATTTTCTTTGGCGCTGTGCTGCGGCTAACGGGTGCAACGGCAGATCGGGTTCTCTGAGTAGGCGCTTCAGAGGTTTTGTCTTCCCCGAACTGATCGCGGAAAACTTCCCGAATCCGTCCATCCAGCCTCTCGTAGTACTCGTCAGACCTAGGGTCGATTCCGGAACGGACCAGCTTGTTATGCAAACCAAGCGCAAAGCTAGTCATTTCCTCATCTTGCCCGAACCAACGGTTACGAGACTGCCATTCAACTGCTCGCTGATCTACCGGAGGCGCTGGTGGACGTTGCGGCTGTTGAATAACTTGTTGAGGTTGTACCGCATTTTCTTGCGGTTGTGAAGGGGTTTTAATAGCAGCGAGTTTATCTGCGCGAATCGTAGCTGCAGTAAGCTCGGTTTGAGCGTTGGCAATAGCCTCGGCATCGCCTGCTTCGTAAGCCTCTTTATACTTGCGCTTAGCAGTTTCGAGGTCCCCAGCCACAACTCGACGGGCTTGTTCAAGCAGTGCAGTCTGGTTTTGCCCCAAGCTGCCTTTAAGCCTGCGGTTTTCTTCCACGATGGCGCGAGCGACGCGAACTGCTTCATCTTTCTCCCGCATGGCCGCTTCTTTGGCGCGGCGCTCTTCGTGGTAGCCCTTCGTGAAGTGCTTGATGCGATTACGAACAGATTCGTCGTATTTAGCCAGTTCCTCATCCGTAACCTCTTTAGGAGGTTCCTTCATAGGCTCCCGACCACGATCCTCTTCCGGAGTATCGTCTACGACCTCGACCTGTACATCGTCCGCATTCTCGACTTCGAACTCAATCTTGTCGTCCTGCTCTTCGGGTTTGTCGCTCATTTCAGCTCCTTAAATGCGAGTGATACCGCGCGGATCTTCGACAACTGCTTCAACAGCATCGTCGTTAATAAGCCGGAATTCCCGGCCATGAATCTTCAAGCGCGTCCCCGTATTGGGCCGAACAAGAACAAAATCCCCGACTTTACAACTAGCACCGCTCGGGAATCGTTTCTCATCCTTGTACGCATCGGGGCCGATTTTCACGACAAACAGCACCGGGGAAAGAATCTCCTCATGGTGCATAGTCTGACCAGCCTTGATCAGTCCGTTGTCGTAAGCCTCGTCCACCTCGGGAAGCGCGCACAGAAGGTGGTAGGTAGCAGGCTCAGGGAGTTGCCTCGCCTTTTGCTCTGCGGTCTCGGGCAGGGCCGTAGTGGCCCCTTCAGCCGATGCGATCAGGATTTCACTCATCCTCTTGGTCCTCAAAGTTACGCAGGAGGTCTTCAATGTCAGAAACAGCCAGCCTGAGACCCCGAATCAGGCCAACCAACTCGCGGTACTCCGCGTAGTCCTTTACTTGCCCCGAGGAAAGATTCCCAAGGGCTTGATCCCCATACTCATGAAGCCGTTTGATCAGCAGGTGAAGCGTTTTCTCGACCATCAAACCCTCGGCATCATGGTTTTGGCTACTTGCGCCTGCTGACGCTCCATAGCTTTGCGGTGTTGTTCTGCCAGCTTCATCTGATGATCCTGTGCAGCGTGTTGGAGTTTTTGTTGATGAAGCTGCTCGGCATGTTGAAGCTCCATAGCCGTCTTTTGCTGGATCTGCTCAGGGGTTTCGGCCTGTCTAGCGGCGACTTCCTGTGCCTTGATCGCCAACTCCTGAGACTTGATCGCAAGCTCACCTTGGACTTTCTGGGCCTTGGTTGCGGCTTCTTGCTGCTTAATCTGCAGTTCCTGCTGCTGCATCTGGATGAGCGGGTCCTGCATCTGCTGCTGGGCTTGAGCCTGCTGGGCTTGCTGTTGATTAACCTGCAGGAGCTGTTTGGCTGCTTCGGCCACCAGTTTCGAGAGCTGAAGCTCGATATTTTGCGGAATTTCCTCATCCGGACCCGGCATGAGAACGCCCATTTGCTCCTCGATCTTGCGCCGGTACAGGAACGCCGTATGCTCGGAAATATGCGCCATGATGGACGCCATCATCTGCTGCGCCATCGGGTTTTGCCCCATTTGCTGAGCAATCATGGGGTCCTGCATAAACGTCATGTGCGTCGTGATGTGCGCCTCGTGGTCCTGATAGATAAACGCCTTATTCGGACTACCCGTCAAGAAGCGCATATTCTCTGAAATCGGGTCCAGAGGTTTCTGGTCATCCTTAACCGGCACGAGTTTGTCAGCATTTTTAACCCCCAGCACCTCGATCATCTGCCGGTGAAGTTCCGGAAGGTCATAAATCTGCGGAGCGCTCTGGGAAAGCTGAATAACAGCCTGATACTGCATGATCCGCTGCGCCATCGTCGCGCTATTAGGATCAGACACAGGAATAACGTCCACCATGTCAGAGTCAGACTGCATAGCCATCCTGTCGCCAACAAGCGGCTCATAAGCGTACCCAGCAGGGGCGGTGTCCCGAATCAGTTTCTTAAGGAGCTTAAACTCCTGTTTCATCGAGTAGTGCAGCCTAGCCTGCACCGCAGACATCGTTTTGAGCTGA